CCTAATAGCAAGGTTGAGATTATGTTTTGTAACCGTAGGCTATTCTACGGAACGCAAACTTCCGCAATGACATCGGTTGATTATTCGGATTTAACTTTTGTTGTCGGGCAACACGAGATTGTGTATGTTGCTAGTGCTTACGCAAAGGCTACATTTAGTCGATGCACTTTTTATAATAGCGGAAATCAAGGTTCTTTGAATCTAGCTGCAAGTCATACCATACAGTTTAATTTCTGCGCATTTTTAACAACGTTTGATGGTATAAATATTACAGGAGCATCGATTACTCCGTATGAGTTTAATAACTGCATATTTACAGAGCCTAATAGTGTTGTCCTTATGGACTTCAATTCATATCCGGGAGTCTTAAATAATTGTGTTTTGATATATTCACCGACAGCAGAGCTTCGGGATATGACAAACGTGGTTGCTACTAATTGTATATTTAGTGGCAATCCATCGCTACATGCGTCAAGCAGCGGGAACATTATAAACGCTGATGAACAGACGTTAGGCTTCTTGGCAGGCATCGCGGGGATGCAGATGAATTATAGAACTGCACCTGATAGTTCTTTACTTGCGGCGGGAGTGGATGTAGCAGGACAAGAGTTTGATATTGACGGCAATGCTTTGGTGTCTGGTTCTGTCCCAATTGGTATTAGCGCAAACAGTACGCTCACATATGGAGTTGGTGTTGATTACATACTTGATTCTATCTCAGGCGGGAACTACACAGGAGCGACCGTAGACAAGGTATTGCTTAATTGGCAGTATGGCGTTAGCGGTACCAGCCTTACAGGTACGCTTGATCCCGGCTCCGATCCTACCGCGCCGACGCTATCGATAGTTGATAACGGAGATGGAACTGTGACGGCTACCGTTGCTGGATCTGATACAGGTAGCACTAATACTCTCTACTATGCAGAGTTGACACCGAACGGAACTATAGGCAGCACGGTAACAGGTGACGACAGAAGCGAAGACGGCACGATAGCGCAAACGGTTACAGGCGCGCCTGGTTATTTTCTATTCTGGATATGCTCGGACGTATCAACCTTGATGACAGAGAGTAATCACGTTGTGAGTTCCGCGACTACTTCCGGGACGATCATGGAGATTGAGGAAGCGGTATACAAGATGCTTTCTGATAGCGCGACAGTAACGGCAATAACTACGCGCATTCAATCGGGATCTGCGAGACAAAAAGCCAAGATGCCTTACATAGTATATACGCGCATTACAGGGACGCACTCGCACGAAATGCAAGCAGCGGCGGGCTTTGTCCGAGTGACGATACAGATTGATTCGTTCGCAAAGACATACGCGGCGGTCAAGGAATTAGCGGAAGCGGTGCGGACTACGCTTGACGGGTTTAGGGGTAATGTTGTCGGATCACAAGGGACGATTGACATTGAGGGGATGAGTTTGAAGGGGCACAACGACTCAGAAAATGAACCGGGGGCGCAAGGATTCAACCGGGTAAGTATGGATTTCGATATATGGGCAAGAGAGACGATACCAACTTTTTAAGAAAGGGTATGATATGAGTACAGGATTAGGAAACGGAACAACCGTTACGTTTGCAACTTCAGGTCTGAGCGTTACGCTAATGAGTATTTCGCGCTCTGGTCGATCAGTGGAAGATGTAGAGACCTCTAGTATGAGCACAACAGGAACAAAGACGTACATTGCGGCGGCTCTTGAAGAGGGCGGTACGTTACAAATGGAATGCCAGTATGATCCGAATACTGCTGTCACGCTTGGCGGTGATGTTGAGACAATCACTGTTGATTATGCAGGTAGTGGAGACACGGATTCATTTAGTGGGTACGCAAATGCAGAAGATAACGCGGCTGAAATTGACGGCCTGATGACGCAAACTATCACTGTCAAGATTGCAGGCTAACAGGAGGGTATTGAAATGTCATTTACAGGAACGGTATCAAGCACGGTGGTTATCGCCGGGACTTCATTCAACACGAAAATACAACGTACAGCGGACGGTAATATCAACTTACAGCCAACTCTACCCGCCGCAAAAACTGGATCGTTATCAACTCGGACGAGTGACACGGCTGGAGAGATTACCGGGCAAGTTGCGCACGGGATTACTACGGGCGCGACTGTAGATATTTATTGGAGCGGTGGTAGTCGTTACGGTTGTGAAGTTGGTACGGTTTCGACGTTGGCTATCCCGATTACTGCAAGCGGTACGGGTGACGTATTCCCGGATCAAGATACGGACGTAACTATTACAACTCAGACGCAAGTGGATACAGACTTTGACGGCGATAATGTAAAGATGATCGTTGTTAGTAGCGACCAGAAAGGCAGTGTCGATATGGAAGATTCTGCTAGCGCGACAATCAATCGCGTCGAGCTTGCTGGTAGTGATGAACCGTGGTCTTGGTCGTATGATACCGGGGTTACTAATCCAATGACAGGCAATCCGATTGACGATATGTTTTGCAGTAATGGGAGTACAACGGCGAGTACGTTGAAGATCAGTTTGATCTACGATTCTACGCCGTAAAAACTAACTAGGGAGAGAGAAAATGGAGAGCGAAAAAGAAGAACAGAAATGCGTTAGCGTGATGGCTACGAGTTCTAAGCCGATTGATGAAGAGCCGGTAGTCGTTAACGATACAGAGATAGAAGGTATGAGGTATCCAGAGTTTTCAAAAGCTGATATTCTTGGCGTTCAGGATATTACAGTCAAGGCAATTGATGTTCCAGCGTGGAAATGTAGTTTACATATTCGCGTAATGCGCGGGTGGGAACGTGACAAATGGGAGCAAGGAATCACTTCTAATTCTGGTGTAAGTCAATTTAATTTCAGAGCAAAGCTTTGCGCTATGGTTATATGTGACAGCGAAGGCGAGAGGCTTTTCACTGATGCAGAAGTTCAGGCGTTGGGGCTGAAGAGTTCTATCGCTTTGGATACTGTTTTTATGGCAGGTGTAGAGATGAATGCGGTGTCAGAAGAGGATATAGATTTACTTGAAAAAAACTCCTAGAGCATCCTGAACAACTTTTCTGGTTTACCTTAGCCAGTAAATTAGGTATGAGCGTGAAGGGTGCAAAAAACAAGATTGACTCTAGGGAGTTCGCTGGATGGATGGCTTTTGATCGTATCCATCCGATAGGCGATGGACACATAGACAATAGAGAAGCTGTTATAGCTGATGCATTGATACATATACAAGGTGGGAAGACAACGCCAAAGCAAATAATAGAGGCGTTTAAGCCTAGTAAGCCAACGATTCAAACGCAAGCTGAAATGCAAGCGGTTATTCGAGGAGTAATATAGATGGCTATTGCTACACTAGCAGTTGATTTGGTTGCGAATACGTCTAAATTTCGTAGCGGGTTTGCTAAATCATCAAAGCGAATGCGTAAGTTTGCTAAGAACGCAAAACGAACGATGAAAAACGTCGGCGGCGTATTCAAGAAACTTGGCTTTGCTGTTGCTGGTGTTGGTATTGCGTTGGCTGCATTGACTCGCAAGGGTTTACAGCATGGCGATATGCTTGACAAAATGAGCAAAAGAACGGGGCTTTCAGTTAAGTTCTTAGATCAAATGTCTTTCGTTGCGCAACAGTCCGGCACGTCTTTGGAGACTGTAGAAAAAGCAAGTAGAAAACTAGCTCAATCGGCTGTTGATTCGACAGATGGAACGAATATATATACAAAAGCATTCAAAGATTTAGGTGTATCTGTCAAAGATTCAACAGGTGAATTTAAAGGTGCTGAGCAGTTATTTTTAGAATCAACCTCAGCACTGAGTAAGATGAAAGATGTGACTAATAAAACAGCCATTTCTCAAAAACTGTTTGGTCGTTCTGGTACTGCCATGTTACCGATGCTGTCCGATGGAGTAAAAGGTTTCGACGCGCTCCGAAAAGAGAGCGAGAAATGTGGCTTTCAGTGGGACGCTATGAGCGCGGGGGCAGCGGCTAGAGCAACGGACGCAATAGGAAGAGTGTCAAGATCCTTCTCAAAGGTTAGCAATACGCTTGCGGTAAAACTTGCCCCGTCTATTGAGATAGTATCCAATTTACTTGTCAATGCTTTCGAGAAAGTTGATATAGGTCAAGCGATTCAAGATGGAGTAAACATAGGGATTATGTCTTTAGGTAATTTGTATGATTCGTATCTTACAGTAAAGAAAGTAGCTATTGATGTTGCTGGAGTAATGTATAAAGTATTAGATTTTGTATTTATACAGGGGATTCGTAGATATCAAAAACTAGGAGATATATTAGGGTTAATTGGTCTTGGAATTTCTAAACTTTTTTTGAAAACAAAAAGTACAGTAATGTCAGTGATTGAGTCAATTAGGCTTGCTGCTGCTATGGCGTCAAACGCTACTCCTTTTGGTATGAGTGATTCAGATTTAGCCGATTTCAAAGCTGCTCAAAAAGTGAGGGAAAAGTTAACAGACGAATCAAACAAAAGGCAACTAAAATCTTTTGAAAGGATGTCTAGATCTCTAAAGCAAGCAGGAACTGTAAGAAAAGGCGCAGATAGTCTTATAGCTAAGATGTTCGACACGTCGGGGATTGACACAGAAGCAGGAACAAAACTAGCAAGAAAGATGATGGAAAAAATCGCAGCGGCTAAACAAAAGGCTCTTGTTGCAGCTCAACAGAAAAAGAAAGGGGGAGCAGAAGGGGGAGCAGAAGGAGGATCAGAAGGGGGATCAGAAGGGGGAGCAAAAGGTGGAGCAAAAGGTGGAGCAAAAGGTGGAGCAAAAGAGGGAGCGTTTAGAATTATTGACACGTCGAGAATAAACATTTCGGCACTTGGTGGAAAAAATAGAGCAAAAAAGGGAGCAAAAAAGGGAGCGTTTAGAACTACTGACACGTCGAGAATAAACATTTCGGAACCTGGTGGAGAAGGTGGTACAGTACAAATGAAACAGCTCGCCGCACTCAAAGAGCTTGTATTACTCACGCGCAATCGTAGAGAGACAACCGTACTAAGTTAGGGGGAATATAATGGCGTTAGTCGTCACAACAGATAGAGGAAAAACGTTAGGCGGCGTCGAAGATTTTGGCGCGTTGACTCAGATGCGGCGTGAGTATTTAGTATCCGGTCTAACGTCAACCGATCCAGACGCGATTATGGAAGCCTTTGACGCGGCGGGCGTTCCGATATGGGGCGACTTTTTTACTGGCAGCACGTCAACCATGTACGATAATATGAGCGTAACCGGCAGAGAATTCACGCTAGAGGATAACAGTAAGATAGCTCGGGTCACGGTGTCTTATACGTCTATGGCTGGAGAAGGTCAGGACATAACGGGGCTTGCAGATATTCCGAGTCATCCGACGGGTGCGCTTTATGCTGTAACATCTACGTCATTGAATCAAGTACAAACGAATTTAGATAAAAACAATAATGCGATTGTAGTAAAATATACATATCCAGCCGACCACGAAAAAAAGCCTGGGAAGATTGTAAATGTTGGAGGTACGGTACAGGTTTTAGTCCCACAAACATCAGCAACAATCGAAGGGATTATTGCGACAGATTCCCCATCTGAGTACACTATTAACCTCGTCGGAAAGATTGGTACAGGTGATTCATTTTTAGGACAATTTGCTGATCAATGGATGTGTACGGGAGCAACTTGTCGTCTGTCTAATGTGGGCATAACTCCGAAAGAATGGAAAGTCGCTATCTCTTTTCAGTTGTCAGATAATACAGCCGTTGCGGCGGATGCTGGTGCTAGTGGGTGGCAACAGAGAGCGGTCTATGTTGATCCAGATACAGGACAGCCACCGTCAGACGTATCAGAATCAGAACATAACGATAGCGGAATAACAACAGTGAATGTATACAAAACGGCTAATTTTTACGCGTTGTTTGGTCGGGTAGACGGGGTATAAATAATGGCAGCTCCGATATTCAACAAAGGATTGAAAGTGACCGCGCAGATAATGCGCGATTTCCAGCAATCATCCGTCGCGGAAGTTATCGGTGCTGGCGCGAACGTCAAACGTATGTCTAATCAGCTTGTGGTTGAGCAACAAAAAGATGGGTACAGGAACGCGGTCGATTTCGGCACGTTTTCTATCGTCTCTGAGGAAGCGGATTACATCGTATGCACGGCATGGAATACGGTTACAAGTCTCGCAGTAGGATCGACCGTGAACATAGCAAAGCCGTATTTGCTTAGGCGTACACCGTTTGACGGCGTGACGATCACGTTTCCGAATGCGCAAGACATTGCATACACATACACGGAGAACGATACGCGAACGGCGAACGATGGGACAAGTTCGCAATCTGAAATACTTACTCCACAGTACACGGTTGGCGAATTGCTGATAGCCTTTACTGGTATGTCTGGCGGGTCTGGCGTGACGGTAAGCGACAGTATGCTTGTGTGGATGGATGTTAACACAGGCGGCAGACAGTGGAGCGCGACATAATGGCATTGCAATCGTTCACAAATTCAGGCTTGCAGTCGTTCAGAGCGAGTGGATTACAGAGTAGAGGGCTTCAGTTTACAGACCTATTGCCTTTTAATCCCTTATTGATGTATAAATCAAGTGGAAACTACGATCCACTTGAT